CTTAAAGGTCCTATTAGCGCAAAAGCAAGTTGTAAAATTACTTTAGAAACTGCCGATATTCTAACTACAGGAAAGTCCGTAACAATCGCATTAGCTGATAGGTCTTTCTCAGTGCCTAATAATAAAGACACAGGTCAACTAACTTATACTGTTTATGAGGTAGATGATACCGGAGCTATTGATTTAACTACTGAAAATCTTATTTTAAGCAGTACAGATTCTGTAAACGGAGATGGCTCTGAGTATACTAAATTAATATTACTTGAGGGTCAACTTAAAAAGGTAACGGGAACTTTCTCTGATACCGCCACAGTACAAACCATAACATTAACAGATAAATCTATTGTTGAAGGTAGTTTATATGTGCAAATAGGTAGTGATGTTTATAATGAAACTCAAAACTTATTTTTAGCAGATAGTACAGATAAAGTATTCAGCAAAACTTATACAGAGGATTACGCAGCGGTACTAGCCTTTGGCGATGATACTAGAGGAAAATCTCCATCTCCTGGACAAGCTTATAGTGTTTACTATAGAACTGGGGGAGGTTCTAGAGGAAATATAGCTCCTGGAGTTATAAACATATCTGTACCTGCAACCCATTCAGTTAACGGTGCTATTTCACTTACAGCAACTAATACTACTAAAGCTACGGGAGGCTTAAATGCTGAAACAGTAGACCACGCCAAAAAATGGTCATCATACTTTTTCAAAACACAGTATCGAGCAGTTACTGGAGAAGACTACACAGCTTTTGCAAATCAATTTGTAAGTACAGTAGGTCAATCAGGAAAATCTTCAGCTGTTCTTAGAAATTCAGGAGCAGGTGCAAACATGATTGATATTTATACCGTAGCATTTGCAGATGAGGTAGAAGGTGTTCAAGCTCAGCTAGAAAGGTCCTCAATCGCTTATAAGAACGAGTTGCTTACATATTTAAATAAATATAAAATGCTGACCGATGAAGTTACTATAGTTGACGGCTTAATAAGGACTTTAGATTTGAAGACTACAATTTATGTAGACAAAAGTTTTAAACCTTTTGAAGAGGATATTAAAAGAACCGCTGCAACTAAAATGCTATCATTTTTTGATTTATCAAAAAGAGAGTTTGGAGAAAGGATTAGAGTTGATGAATTGAATAGAGAATTGTTCACCATACCTGAAATTAGATTCTCTAAATTAGATAATCTTACTGACGATATTAAATTGAGTTTTAATGAAATTCTTCAGTTAAATAACTTAGAAATTAATATAGAATACGTATAATAAACAATGGTTAAAAAATCAGGACTAGGGAGTACGGGAAAACCTACTAGGAAATATTATCAGCATAATTATGTTGATGTTATTAAAAGTATAACTCCTAATCTATATCATGACACCGACCACTCAATTTACGGGTTAGAGGATGATATATCTTATTCTGTTCTGGGAAAAATTTTAAAAGCCGTTGATGAGATAGCCACCCTTGTAGACGTATCTGGAGTTGATGCTTCTTCTCTTCAGTCAAGATTTATTTTAAGAAATAATCTCACTAATATAAAACCATATTTGTTTGAACATAAAATACTAAAACCTTTAGGTTCTAGTTTTAAAGATTTTACAAACAAAGAAGATTTTAACGTTTACCTATCGGGAGTTCTTCTTCCTCATATTCATACTAATAAACCATCTTCTGAATTTATATCTGGAGTAACCACTTACGTAGACTCCACTTTAACTACAGAACTGCAAGTTCATAATTATCTTATAGATAATCTATCGTGGATGTATATGTTAAATACTAGCGGTCCTGCCTCTGGATTTGACCCATCTTCAAGAGTATCCGTAGTACTTTCTGAACTTTATGATAATAAACCTGTACAGGAAAAAGAATCTATACAGTACCTATTTGAACACTTGTGGAGAAATAGAGAAGTATCAACATTTTATAGTTCTTTCGTACCTAATGAATATAATCATACGGTTGCAAATGTTTCTGGAAACACGTACGCATCTGGAACACAACTTCTAGATGGCTTGAAAACCTTGGTAGGTGTATGGTATAATAATAGTGATGAGAGTTCAGATACTTTAGACACCTATCTAGATTTATATTTAACAAATGGGACGTTCTCACCTAAACAGGTCGAAGCAGGTTCATTTACTAAATTTTTACAAGCCGTAAGTTATGGGTTTTATGATGTCAATAGTACCATACAAGAGTTAGAAGATTTAGTTGATATAGAAAGATGTCCACCACAATTTCTTCAGTACTTAGCATCTTTAATAGGATGGCAATTACTTACAGGTGACGTTGACAGGTGGAGAGCTCAACTCAGAAAGGCTGTGTATCTTTACAAAAGTAAAGGGACTAAAAGATGTTTAGAAGACGCAGTAAATTTAATATTTCCTGGAGCTGACTTAAGCGTAGCCGATGAAATGCAAGAGACATGGGAGTGTTTCCTACCAAGGATGATTTACTATTTAATAGCAACAGAATCTCCTGTTCTTAATACCAACTTTACAGAAAATTCTTTTTCAGGTGTCCCATCCGACCAGTACTTCCCAGATAATTTAGATTTAAATTATAGAGCAGCTACTGATTATGTTCTTAAAGTTTTACATGATAATGCTCCGGTATCTTACAACGCTCCAGAAGGAGGAGCTATTTATATCAATAAAAAGAAATTTGATTTAAGTTCTTGGGACCCTGAGGACCCTGACTTTGAAGGTTTTTACCATCGAGGTAAAAGAGGTGTAAAAGTACCTCCTTGGGAGAACGATAGATTTTATGATAATACTTTCTTATCTCCGGAACAAATTTTAATTTTAAATGATGTGCTTACCGGAAGTAGAGATGTAAAAACAACTAACACTCCTTTAGGGGGTTTAGAAATACCTGCGTCTTATGTGGGTTCTTTATCTTCTATTCTTGAGAAAGATGGATACTCTAATACTGTATATGATTTAAGTTGGAATAAAAAATGGAAATTTTACACTAGTGGTTTGGAAGTAGCTCCGAACTTAGATTCCGTTATTGCAGCAGGTAAAGCAGAAAAATTAAATTTACTAGATTTTTGGAGTTCTAAAAGTTCTTTAGCATTTACTGCAATTACATTGAGTGATATAAAACACTCAGTAGAAGGTATATCTTTAGACACCGATACTATACTAGGAAACATTCAAAAGATTTTTAAATCATTTGCACCTTTCCACGTAGTTATAAAACTTTTTGCGCAAGAGGATTTTACTGACCAATATATTATATCTGATGCTATCGATACTTTATGTTTGAGGATTCAGTTACCTATGTACGACGCAACTACATCAGGAGATACAGACCAAATAGTATTAACTAATCATGTTAGAGATAGTGTATCTGTATCATCAGATGGTTATAGCCAGGTTATAACTCAAGATGGTACAAAGCCTAGAACTTCTGGAAGGAGAAGGAATTTAAGATACAGTTTACGTAACACCGAGTTTAGAAGAAATGGAAGGTCTATGCCTGTTGCTCAATCCTTTAATTCCACTTCCGGAGTTGAAGGGGCTGACACATCTACGCTTGATATACATACAACGGAATTTATTCCTTTAGGTTATAATTTTTCCGCAGGAAGATATTTCTCTCCATCCGGAGCATTTAGTGGAATATATGACGCATCTAATGATTTAGCACTTACTGGATTACCAATAGCTCGTCCTACGATTAACCCAGATGAACCTGGAACAGATTTTTATCTACCTTTCGGAAGAGCTAATTTAACTCACTCTACATTTACCTATAGTGGTATTGAAGTATCTTCAACTTTCCCTTGTAGAGGTATTTTAAGAGAGCCATGTACAACAGCTCAGGAGAGAGATAACATATCCAATATAAATAGAATCATTATTAACAAATTGATAACACAAGGATTTACTGATGATTTCAGTGTATCTGCTATGGAAAATTTTGAGTTTGGTTCTGTAATTCATAAAGATTTTTATAAATCTGGAGGATTATATGCTAGCTCAACAATGGTTAGGGATAACGCAAATGATGTAATTCCTTACTCAGAAAAAGAAATAAAAACAATTTATTCCTACTTTAACAGCTTGGTGTCAGGAAAACAATCAAGAGTTCATACTAATACAGAAGCATTATATGCTACTAGTGGAGGCTCTCGTTCATACTACATAGAAAATATGGGAGGCTTGACATCTGCATCAGGTGGAACTTCCGACAGTGCTTCACCTTACGGTACTGGAATACTTTACGCAATAGACGACGACTAATGAAAGGATATATTGAAATTTACAAGAATGATATTAGGAAAGAAAATTTAATTTTTTCTGACCCTAATATGATTGTTGATGGAGCTGGAGAACAAATCATAGATATTTTGACCTGTTTACCTGCACCTTCTTCCCTTGATTATCTCGTTCAAACATCTTCTATTGCAGACTTTGGAATTAAAGCAATTACTTTAGGAAGTGCTAAAGGCTCAGAAAATTACAACAGTTATAATGTTAGCTCTGATGGAGGACCAAAAGATGTGAGCGCTTTAGTAGGAGTACCTCCGCAACCTACAGACACTACTATACAACCAGCTACTGCTAGCGGTCCAGGAAGACTGGGACATTTTCTAAATTATTATAATTTTTCAGGAAGTTACTCCGACCTCTCAGAAGACCAAATACAAGAACATGGGTGTTACCTTCCTTCCGCTGGATTATACTTTGATGGAAGCACCTTTGGACATACACATCCTGGAACTGTGGTTAATGATATGTCCGGATGGCAATATGGAGCTTTGAATACATCCGGAGCTATTAATAGTGAAGGGTATATTTTAGAATCTACCGTAGCTAGAACTTCTCAAACTTTATCTGACGCAAGTGGAGGATTTATAGTTTCTGGAGGTAATTATATTATGGACGTAAGTTCACTTAGACAAGTAAAATACGTTTTAACTTTAAGTTACCGAGATTGGAAATTCTTAGATTATTACTATGGAGGGATAGGTGCTATTGGATTATGGACTTTAGATAGGGACGCTACCTTAGATAAATATAACCATGAATCTGAGACGGGTGATATCAACCTATATAACGTAGCGGATACTTCCCGTAACCCAGTATTTAAGCTTTTTGCTAAAAAAGTATTCTTACCGGGAGGGTTGAAAATACCTGAAACACTTTCAAACGACGACTATATTACAATTCAATGGGGAATTAAATTTTAATGGCTTCTAAATCACTACTCGAATCACTTAATCCTAAAGGACATTTAGAGATTATTAAACGCTATTCAGACGGAAAAGAAGAAACCGTTTTGAATGACCACAATATTATTACTGTTGGGATGGGTATTACGTTAGCATACTTATTCTCATCCTCGGCTACCACATCTAACGTGGAAGACTATAAAATAGCTTATTTTCAAATAGGTGACGGTTCTTCAACCATGGCTTCAAGTGTTACTAAATTAAATGAC